TAGCTCTTCCTTTTCTTAAAATCCTTGGACAACTTTCACCAGAAGTTAATAAACGTGATGGTAAGTATGTCGAAGGTGCAGAGCCAGGAATGATTTTCAATTCTGTCTCTGGAGAGTTATATGATGGGGTGAAAGGCATAGATGTCATTCCTGCATTTTATAAACTTGAATACATCGAATGGAAAGACAGAGGAGAAGGACCAGGAGCACCAGTTGCAATCTATGATTCTTCATCTGATGTTATGTCTAAAACAAAACCAGATGCAAACTATAAAGATAGATTACCTAATGGTAATTATATTGAAAAGACTGCATCGCATTTTGTAATAATCACAGGCGATAGTCCATCGACTGCATTGATATCTATGAAATCTACTCAATTAAAAATTAGTAGAAAATGGAATTCAATGATGTCGGGAATCAAACTAAAAGGTCAGAACGGTTTATTTACACCGGCATCTTTTAGCCATATTTACAGACTAAAAACAACCCAAATGTCAAATGATAAAGGCACTTGGTTTGGTTGGGAAGTAAGTAAGGTTGGACCCATAACTGATCAACAACTTTATCAACAGGCGAAATCGTTTTCTGAAAGTATCTCTAAAGGTGCTGTCAAGGCGAAACACGGCGAAGATAAACCAAAGGATCAAAGCATTATCTAATTCTCTAAGAGAATGAGTGCACAATGTGGGCCTGGAGGGAGACTGAAAGGCCCGCACAAACTAAAGTTATGGATAAAAGATATATAAAATATTTTGATGGCTATAGGGCAGCGTATGGTCTAGCTGACTTCGATGATCCGAAGGCATTTGTAGACCCAGAAAGCGGAAAGAAGAAGCCAGTATACAGATGGAATTACGAACCTTTAACTGAAAAGGTTTATGAAGCTCATATAAAGGGCAATTTATCAATTGGAATTCAACCTTGTAATGAAAATAAAGAAGTAAGATTTGGAGTAGTAGATGTTGACCCTAAAGATTATGATGACTTTAATAAAAAATTTTTTATAGATGTAATACAAAATTATCAATTACCTTTAATACCTATTGAATCTAAAAGTGGTGGACTACATTTATGTTTATTTATGGACCACTTTACAGATGCAAAAGCAGTTAAATCTTTCTTAAGTAATCTATTACCATTATTTAAATTAAAACCAGACTGTGAAGTTTTTCCAAAACAAACCGAATTAACAACGGACGAGGAAACAGGGAACTTAAAACCAGGACAATTTATAAACCTTCCTTATTATGGTGGTAAGAGAAGAGCATTAAATATAGATGGAACACCATTTGACCTAGAAAAATTCTTAACAGTAGTAGAAGCTAACCTAGTTTCTAAAGAAGACCTAACAAAAATTACAGAAAACATAGATCAAAAAATATATCAAGGAGTTGATGGAGATCTAATGGATGGTCCACCATGTCTAGCAGATATATCTAAGGTATCTAATAAAGAAGGTTTTGATGGTAAAGACAGATTTATGTACAATTATCACGTCTTTGCTAAAATGAAATACCCGGATGGTTGGGAACAAAAAGTTAAGAATGCTCCAGTTAAATTCTTTGAAGAACGACATGCAAATGCGTGGGACGATAAGATATTAAGTGCAAAATTAAAATCCTGGAAGAGATCGGACAAGGGATATACCTGCACACAAAGTCCTTTAAGCGATTTCTGTAAGAAAGGTATCTGTGTCAAGAAAAGATTCGGGGTACTGGCCGGATCAAAAGGGTCGTATCCGATACTGACTAACTTAAGAAAGATAGAAATTTTTGAAGAACCTGAATACGAATTTGATGTCACTAAACCAGATGGTATCGCAACAGCAACAGTACACTGTAAATCAATTGAACATTTAAACGACCAACGTAAACGTAGAAATGCAATAGCAAAAGCAGCAGGATTTTTACCACCGCTTATTAAAGGTGAAGAAGAACAAATAGTAATGGATGAATTATATAAAACACAGAAAGCAGTACAACCACCTATAGGAACTTCCCCTAAAGAAAAACTACATGATGTTTTACATGCAAAAATAAATGGACCTAAAGCATCCACTGATGCAGCGTTTAAATCTGGTTCAGTATTAATAGAGGGTGAGTATGCATTCTTTAAATTTGAAAAGTTTTATGACAGATTAAGAGCTAAAGATTGGAAATATAAAGAAGAAAAAACAGGACGAATAATGGAGACTACGTACAGGGAATGTGAAATACAATTCCTGGACCAAAAAAGATTTCCATCTAAAGAGTCTGGTAAATATAATTCTTCTACTAAGAACGTGGTACAAATAAACATAAAGTCATTTGAAGAAGTACCAATATACCATACAAAAATAAAACATAAGACGGAGATAATGTGATTAGTAGAAAACTATACGGGCCTCCGGGAACAGGGAAAACAACTAAACTTATTAATTATGTTAAAACATTTTATAAATTGGGAACACCTTTGGATAAGATTGGGTACTTTGCATTTACTACTAAAGCCGCAACCGAAGCTACCAATAGAATGTTAGATGCATACAAGCATCTACAAAAGAAAGACTTAAAAAATTTTAGAACCCTCCACTCTCTTGCTTTTAATAGACTGGGTATGAAAAAAGCACAGGTTATGCAGGATGAACACTACGAAGATATAGGAAGAAAACTAGGCATTGAAGTAACTGTCTATTCTAATGGCCAGGAAAACACAGGCTTTGTAGATTCTAATAGTGAATATTTTAATTTGATAAATGCAGCTAGGATTAAAGAGATATCTATTGAAGATGAATACAATACTGGAATGTATTCTTATGAATTAGAAAAAAATTTATTACATATTTTAGAAGGAGAATTAAATAACTATAAAGATTCCTTTAAGCTGTATGATTTTACAGACATGATCGAAAAATTTAATGTGGCTAAATTGTGTCCGAAATATGACGTAGTTTTTGTTGATGAAGCTCAGGATTTATCACCAATTCAGTGGAAAATGGTAGATATTCTGCGGGAAAATTCCAAATATGTTATACTAGCTGGCGATGATGATCAAGCTATTTATGGCTGGGCCGGTGCAGATGTACTTAAATTTATAGCTACACAAGCTAAAAAAGACATTATTCTGCCACAATCTCACAGAGTTCCTAGGAGTGTACAAACTATAGCTGATAAAATTTTAGAGAGAATTCCAGATAACAGAAGAGTTAAGAAAAATTGGAAAGCACGAGACGAAGAAGGAATGGTGGACCACATCACATCAATTGAAGATGCTCCATTACATACAGGAGACTGGTTAATACTTGCACGAACTAATGATAGATTAGAAAAATTAAAACCTCTTCTAAAAGATATGGGAATTTATTTTCAATATAAAGGCCGTAAAAGTTTTACTACTTCATTGTTTAGAAGCATTCTAAACTACACAAGATGGCAGAATAAAGGGGATAAATTATCTTTAAGTGAACTAAAAGATATTTTTGAATGTACTCAATCTTATCACACAGTTAGCGAAGAGAGATTGTATGATCTAGAAGAGTTTGGGTTTAGTAATACTCAGCGATGGTATGACGTATTTAAAACAAATCCAGATGAATGTTTATACATAAGAGAAATGTTAAGACAGGAAGAAAACTTACACGCAGATGCGAGAGTGCAGTTATCTACAATTCATTCTGCAAAGGGTGGACAGGCTACAAATGTTTTATTAATTTTAGATAACACAAAAACAATTAGAGAAGCAGTAGAAAAAAGCGACGACAAACATGACGAAGAACAAAGGGTTTGGTATGTGGGTGTGACACGTACAAAGCAAAATTTATATATAATGACAGCTAAAAGAGAGGACAGAGGATATGACATCGAAAGTTTGGGATAAACAAATCGGCGGACAACACTATCAGAAATTTAAAATTCAGCCAAGTAAATTTGTGATTGAAAATGAGTTGCTCTACCCAGAAGGGTGTGCTATAAAATACATAATCCGTCACAGGATGAAAGGAAAAAGACAAGATTTGGAAAAAGCAATTCACTTTATCGAAATGATTATTGAAAGAGATTATGGAGAGGAAGCAGAAAAAAGTCAGGTCTTTGAATCAAAATTAAAATCAAATAAAAATTCATGGGGGATAATAGATGAAGATTCCTAAGTTTGAAGCACAAACTGAATGGGTTAAACCCACAGAATTTCCAGACCTACGTCAGGTAGAAGAGATTGCAATAGATTTAGAAACTAAAGATCCAGACTTAATTAAAAAAGGATCTGGTTCTGTTATTGGTAATGGAGAAGTAATTGGTATCGCAGTTGCTACAAAACATTACAAAGGATATTTTCCAATTGCTCACGAAGGTGGTGGTAACATGGACAGATCAAG